CGTCGTAGTAATAAGTTTTTGGAAAGCGGCACGTAGGAGTTCTACCTCATAACCAAACTTGGCAGATATCTCATCAAGGTTACGCTCGATCCCCGGAAGCTCGAAAGCCTGCCCAAGGTTTTTAACTACGTTAGCTAGACGTATAGCTGATTTCTCATTTTCTGCAAAAGCCTTAACTGAGGCTTTACCAAAATTAACGACTGCAGTAGTACCAAAGGCTAGCCCTAGCGCACCGGCGGCTTTTTTTGCAAAAGTAGTAATATCTTTAGAGCCCTTATTTAGGGCTTTACCGTCAAAGGTGGTTACGGCGCTTACGACTAAGCTAGGTATATTTAGCGCCATTATGCAGCCTTACCGTATCGGCCTTGATTAAAAGCGGCTACCGTTTTCTCGATCGCTCTTATAACCGCGGCTTGAGCCTTGCCCTGATCCTCAGCCCACGCTCTAAAGATCATACGGCCGCGCTCCTCGCGCTTATCGCCATAGAGAGGCCCCATACGGCTAATAAAGTGAGCACCTGCTCCGGGGTTATTTGACTCACTACGAGAGGATCCTCCGGGATTAGCCCGGCCTGCAGTCTCATAAATCGCGCCTGCAGCTGACTTATTAGCTACATAATACAAAGCTCGCCAGCCGTTCTTATTTTTAGATCCGGCAGGCTGAGCGTAGTAAATACCTTTTGTAACTTGATCGTGATTGTACAAAGGGAAAAGTCTTTTAACAGTACCGCCTAAAGTAGACTCACGAAAAGCCGAGGTACGAGCAGTAATTTTATTATCTTTAGCTCCATCGCCAAAATTATAAAGATTATCCGGGTGAGGAGATGGCGCATAACCTCGAGCTTTATTACGTATAGGGATCATTACCGCTTTTATCTCGGCGTTCATCTCTTTAAGGAGTTCAGGATCTACTTTACGTATAGCTTTGAGAGTGGTCTTAACGCCTCTTACCTCTATTGGCATTTCGCTCCGCCTCCTTGGCTTGCTCGTTTAATACTTGTATTAACATCTTGTACATATTTGTATCAAGATCGAGGACCGACTGAGGCGAGATCCCTAACCGTATAGATAGTTGCGCTACCTGATAGGTAAGGGAGTCTCGCCCTAGTCTAAAGGTTCATCGTCTAGGACCTCGACCTTTACTAACGTATCCAAAAATTCTGGTCCAAAACTTTTAACGGTTTCGCCAGAGCTTCTAATACATTCCCAAGCTAACCAAAAGAGATCGGTCTGGCGCTCTAGTTCCCTAAAAGCGCGGTGAAACCCCATTTTGGCGTATTGCTCAAAGGCCCACTCGATACGAGGCGTAATTTGATGCTCGCTTACGTCCCCGGTAGCCCTTGTTATTTTGAGTCGTGCCATTTGTTGCCCCTTTGTTAGTTGGTTATACGGTCGTGTCTACTACGATAACTGAATTACAAGTAAACGTAATTGACTGAGTAGAGATATCTCCTACTGCGCCGTTAATATCTGTAGTGTTATTAACGAGCACTGTGGTCTGATACTCAGGGTTAGTAGCTGAAATTGCAGCGCTTGTCTGCTTGAGTGTGAGAGGTACTGTCGTACCCCACGCACCCTGCAAAGTAGCTAGTACTTCACCGGCTGCAGTATCGTTGAGAAAATCAAGAGTAACCGTAGAGGTTTCTAGGCCCTTGGCATAGCGGCGAGCTGAGTCACCCATAGCGGTTACCTCGAGTTCCTCGAATACGCGGTTAATTGTTGCGCTTGTTACGTGATCTGAGAGATCGACCGAGTTAAGGGTTACGACCACTCCATTAGATAGAAATACGGCCATTGACCTATTCCTCGCTTTCGTTTGTAGTAGTTGGTTCAGGCTTTACTTTTGCTACTTTGACCGGTGCAGGCTCGTCTACGATCTGGCCGATCTTTCGCAAAAACTTTAGGTCATCCTCTGTATATGGCATTTGTTAGCTCCAGCTCGTTAGTATGGATATATCAAAACTAGCGGTAAGTAGATCCCCACTTTGTACGCTAAGTACTGTAGGAGCCGACATACTGCCAACGTTCATTACGATATTTGAGTTAGCGAGTTTATTAAATACTGCTACCGCTAAAGTTTCTATACCGTTGAGGTTGCCTTGATTATCGAACATAGGCACCGTCATAATAATTTTAAGATTAGCTAAAGGCGAGATAGCCGCGTAAGTATTATTACTTGGCGTGATGTAAGGATCGCTAGGTGCCACGATTACGCTATTAGCCGTGATCGTTGGAGGTGGAAAAGCGTAGGTATTCCACACATTAGCATTAGCTAAAGCCGTAGCAAGATTAGCTCGTAGGGTAGTAATCGCGGCAGGCATCTCTAGCCCACCATCGAGTTAGGATTTTGGTATCCGGATATAAGCCCTCTGATCTTGCCGATCATTGAGTTACCCATACGGTAAGGGCTAGGGCTAAAGCCGTCGATCGTTACGCCACCGGTCTGTGAGACTTGGCGAGCTTGGAAAATATCTACGGCAAGGATCATCGCTGCCTCCCGGATCGCCAGTGTAGTTGCATAAGAATTAGTTTTTGTATCTGCTCCTACGGCTGAGCCATAAGGTAGTACGCGTTGGAAATTGACATTAGCGGCAGTTTTAGCAAATTGGATAAAGCTATAGCCGGCAGGCCAATTCCAAGAATAAGGATTCCATACAAGAGTAGGTATTTGATTTGTAGTACCGGCGCTCCAAGGCATCGTACCGGTAATCGTGTAGGTGCCGTTAAAGGTTGAGCCGCATCCACTCAAGGTTACGCTCTGGCCCGTAGTAAAGATCATAGGGTTAGCGATCATCGCAGTAGCTACGTTATTCTGTAGCGTTACGCCCACTACGGGAGCTGAGTCAAACCATAAAAACTGATTGAGGAGATCCTGAGCAGTCTGGCAGCACGTCTCGACGATATCGCTCGAGTATAAATTCTCGATACCCAAGTTAGCGCGTAACTCGGCCTCGGTGACATATGTCGCAGGCATCTCTACTCCAATCTTAAAAGAGGCCGGTAGGGCTCAAAGGGCTAAGAGCCCTACCGACTATTAGGTTTTTTGCTTACGCCTTGAGGTAACGGACGATACCGTTAGGCATCTTGGCGATCGTAGCCATAAAGCCATAAATAGCGACCTGAACCTGTAGGTTAGATACAACATTTACGCTCATATAAGCCTGTGGTCCACGGTAAACGGTGAAAGCTTCAGGAGCCAAAATTAGCGCTGAGCCGTCATCTACTGTGGTCTCTGTGAAGTTCTTATCGACATAGAGATCCAAACCGAGAACATTACCGCGGATAGACTGAGGGCCTACCTGTCCGGCCGCATTCATCGGTTGAATGGCATTATAAATTGGTCTCTTTGTAGTATCCACTGCGCCCATTAGTAGCTGCCATTGTGCAGCATTACCGATGTAGTTCTGAGCAAAGTAACCGGTGTTCTTATAGATGGTTGCTGCAGCTTGTGAGCTAAACGCAATAACTCCATCGCTATCTGCGGTAGTTGCAGTTGCAGCGGTACTAGCGGTTAGTAGTGCACTTACTACTGCAGTGTCAATAGAAGTTAGGTAAGCATTTTGTAGCTGATTTGTAAGCTCTGCGTAGAAATTTGGATCTGAGCGCTCTAGGAGTTCGACTGAGATAGTGTTCATACCTGAGTACTTAGATACTGTGCCTGTTAGATATTCTGTAACCATACCTGTATTAGATACGGCTCCAGCCTCGGCCTCTACTGTGACGGTAGGCGCTACGCCTGAACCTCCACCAGCTGAAGTAACAAGTGACGGTACGGAAATCGTCATACCGCTTGTAGGCAAAGTCCCCTGAGAACACGCGTCAATAGCAGGTGTACCAAAACGTGTATTAGTTACAAATTCTGAGAGGTACTGGGTGGGATTAAACGCAGGGTTGGTAGAAAAGCTATCATCTGCTGCGGTTACGTAGAGGCGTGATTCATCGCTACCGAGTGCAGCTTTGATCTTGTGCTCTGTGTAAGTAGCCATAGAGACAATAGGTGTACGGACTCGCTGAGAGTCTGTAACTGATGGACGGATGATTTTACGAGCAGCCTCGACCTTTTCAGCCTCGACCGGTGTATCTACTGGAGTCTCCTCCGGTGTGTTTTCTGGGGCTGTAGTCATAGCTCCCTCGCTTTCGGTTTCTGTTTCGATCTCTACGATAGTCGTAGAAATAGTAGTAGTTTTTTCTTTTGTACTTGTTGCAGCTTCTAGCTCTGCACGTGCCGCCATAATTTCATCTACTGAGGCACTCGAAAAGGCCGCACTCTCGACAAGGCTAACCTCTTTTAGGACGGCCGCAGTGACGAGCAAGTAATCTCCCATTGGCTTAGAGGCAGTTACATCTACCCCTACGGATAAGCCGCTTACGAGATTTTCTTGCGCAAGGAGTAAAGCATCCTGTCCCCGGGAGCTCATACTCAATCGAAAGGATCCATAAACGCCAGCGGTAGAGTCGCTAAAGCTGATAGCTCGACCTACCGGTTTATCTTGTTGATGCTGAGATAGTAATTTTATTTTCTCTGCATCTGGAATAACGATCGAGCCACGCTCAAAAACTACCGGGCCTGCGCTCGTGTGTCCGACTTCGCCATACGGTGCAACGAGTCCGGATACGATTCGGCGCTCTGTGTCGGCGGCTTGGATCTCTTGACTAAACGTTAGTAGCACTTGCATCTCCTAGCGGTGTGAGTTGTTCCATTTGTCGAGCTTGTTCTACGTCGATTAAATCAAGGTTAAGCATTTTCTCTATGATCTCTAAACGCTCTTTTGCAT